TTCCTCCTGTGTGTCTCCACTTACTTCAACGGAAGTTGAAGTTGTTTCTTCTGCGACATCTGGAACAAGCCATCCAATAAACTTTTTCAATAGACTAAGTTTACTAATTTCTTGTTCATTCATGTCAGAGATCTTATCATAAGTATTATTTAATTGCAATTCAGAGTCTTGCTGAATAATAGAATCCATTTTCTCAATCATCTCCTTAATTGTACCAAAAAGTTCATCGTCTTGTGAGAACATTTCGCTTTTTGTTGTCTTTTCAGTAGGGTTATTTGGAACACAGTTTGGAACCATACTTCCATCCTTACCCTTCTTTTCACCTTCTTGGTGATAACCTTCCCCACAGGAAAGGTCTTCTTTCTTAACTTTCTTTTTTGGCTTAAACTTCGGAGAGCCAGATGGAAAAGGAGGAACAGTTGGTGATATGATACCATTTCTTGCTGGATACTTAGACTCTGCATTTTCTGTTGTTACAGACGCATCCTTCTCAACATCTTCACAAGAATTGCAACCACAATCACAACCCTGATCCTTCATTAATTCCAAAACGACATCCAACAAATCTTCGTCAAAATCATTTTCTAAGAAACCTTTTTTCTTTGAGTTCGCATAGCGCTCAAGCAATCTACGACCTTTCGCAGCGAGCCTTGCTGCATCAGCCATGTCTTGCGGCACTGGCTCACCCCACGCTGCTGCTGAAAGCGCAAGCCGTGTTGGCTCACCATTTGGCTTCTTCATTGGTCCAGATGGATTGGTAAAAAATCTAGTTAGGAATGAACCCTTGCGGCGCATTTTTTCTGGGGTATTAGCAGCACCACGAACACCTGGCTTCAGGTTAGCACCTTCAGTTTCTTTAAAATGTCTTCTTCCAGCGGCAGTAAGACCACCCTTTGGATCTTTAAGAGGTTGTTTTGCTTTTGCTAATTGGCAATCAAGATCGCAATCAAGAGCATACTTAAGCAAGCCATCATCATTCATTTTAATAATATCAATAATGGCTAAAGCATTTGCTGGATTATCTACAAGGCTAAGCTCGCCAAGAACATACTTCTTAATAATATTTACTGGTTTACCACGAAAAAATTTATCTGCCGATGCAGATTTCTCAATTACTTTACCGCCAATTGAAAAAGAACGAAGTGTTCCATCAAGAACTTTTTGCCAAGTATCCTCAGCACCTTTTGAGATGTAAGCTTCTACTTTAACAGCATTGTATGATGTTCCGTCAGCGCCAGTAATAACAACTGGTTCATAACTGACAGCTTTGCCTACGGCAATAGGGGCATGCATCTCTCTAATATTCCCACCCCAGTTTGCAAAAGCTTCCTTGGATGCCTCAAAGTCAACAATATCACCAGCTTTATCAATATTGTCTGCAGTAGCAATACCTACCACAATTCTTTGTTCCCGCTTAATCATATCAATTGGGAATGAAATATTAAAATCCGACATTTAGCCCTCGTAGCCTACCAGCATATATTGTTTTTAACAATATTGCAAATCAGCCTAGTGCAAAAACTGCTACAGCAGAAGAGGCGGTGACTACTTGAATGGTTGTATAATCGCCATCAATTTCTATGTATTCCGTAGACTCTGCTGGAAGAAGGATTGTGTATTGTCCATTAAGATTAATGTCAACATCACTAGCACCCTTGTTGTAAACACACAACTTACTTGTATGCTGTCCAATATTTACAGCACCATCTGCTGTCACTAAATTTTTGTTTGAATATACCAAACTACCTTCACTCATCATATTCTCCTTGATTAAATTTACTGGTTGAATCGTTGTTCACTCCAGAATCTTGATTTTGACCACGCTCTGCTTGAGCTCCATCTGCTACTGGATCACTTGTTGCTCCATCACCAGTTGGTGACTTAGGTGGATCAGAAGCAGAATTATTATCGTTTCCTGGAGGAGCTCCTGGGCTGGAGTTGCCAGCCGCATTTTGCTCTTTTTTAACATTTGTTGGGAAAGGCAAAACGCTATCTCCATCGTATCGCTCTGGCAAACCGATTTGACCTCTAACCTCGTTAGGGGTAATGACTTCTGTGCGTAGATATCTGTCATTAATTCTTGACTGAATATCTTCATCAACAAGGTCAATCTTCTTCAACCGAATTGCCATCAGGTCGGTAAACTCGGCAATAAGCCTGTTTAGTTTCTTTTCAATAATTGATTGATCTGGACCAATCACTTGCATCTTAAAACTCTTGTCGGCATCTCTTGACACAGCAAGGTTGGCATTATCATAAACACCAACTTTCGGCGCAGGAACTCTGTTTGCAACAAGAATTTCATCACGATTTGATTTACGATATTTATCAAAAGAAGAATCTTGAATTCCAGCTTCAAGTTTTTCAAATTTAATATCAGTGTCTGTTCCAAGACTTGCAGGAATTGGAATAACTAGCGTACCGTGATTGCGACCCTTAACTTCGTTTCTAAAATAATTAATCAACTCTTGCTTTGACTTATTGCTAAGTTTTGCACCTTTAATAAGAATTGCATAACGGGGGATTGCTTTATTTTCAAAATAATCAATATTATATTCTTTTGCAAACTTATCACCAACAATTGCTGCAGCAGCAGAAACTGCTGATGGAATTCCATAGTATGTATTATTTGGTGAGTAGATTTTGAAATGAATCAGCTCGTTTGGCTTTGGATCATTATTAATTGGATCGGGAGTTTCTTTATCTTGAAACTGCCTAAAAAATACTGCTTGAATCTTATTTGTTTTTGCAATCTGAACATAGCCATCACGCTTTCTACGAACACGAACGAGCGTTGCTGGGACATGCCCAATGTACCCAATCTGACCAGCGTTGTTACGACCAATTTCAAGATAGCCATTGCCAACGGTTAAGACATCTTGCCATACACGAACTAAGGTTTCAATCAAAGTCTCTTCAATATTTAAGTTCTCAAATGTTTCATCAAGATTCTCTTTGAGATCCTGATACTGCTGCCTCAGCCTTGTAATCTTCTCTTCACTGCCTTGAGCTTTTTCAATTTTTCTTTTAGCCTTAAGTGTTTCTACAAATTCATATCCGAGACCAACGGTATTCATAACACGAGCATTAATTGCTGCATAGTGAATTGCACTTTGATCATACAAGCCAGCGAGTGTGTCTAAATCATATGGGGGGTTTACAATGTCGTAAAGTGAATATCCACTTACAACTTCTGGGTCAACATATTTTGACTTAGTACCATCTTCTCCCTCATGCTTCTTTTGCAGACGCATTGCTTTGCGTTTCATTTTTGGAGAAAGAGATGAAATTTTTACAAAAGAAAAAGGATCGGTATCTTCGGTTTTTGATGTAAACCCCATGTATGAAACATCATCTATTTCAGTTTCAACATAATCATCCTGCACGAGCTCCATCTTCTTATCCATTCTGTCTCCTATTGTCAAAGTGTTCATCAAACATATCTTCAAACGGGTCAGCTACAAATCCGTTAGCCAACCTCTCTGTTTGATCATCTCTTTCTGCGGCAGAAATTTTTCTACCTCCAGCAATCCATCTAACATGTCCATCATCATCGCCAGACCAGTACTTACCAGCATCAAGAACTCTTTTCTCAATGCTTAAATCATACATAATACCCTCTGCTGAAAGGACACCATCGCCATCCGACAACGCTTCACCTTCAGCCGTAAAGTATACACACACTCCGTAAGAGCGCTCTGGAACCCAAATATTCTTATCTTTGATCATATCTGACGACATAGGTTTAATTATACACTAGTTTTAATCAAAAACAGTACAGCTGTGTTCAGATATCAGCGTATCGGACATGCACCCGTTGCACAATCATCCATATCAATCATTAGATCGCTAGAGTTTTGCTGAAGTGGGATTGAAAAGTCTAGTTTTGCAACCGACTTGTTGTACTCTTCCTCAGTAATTTCTTCATACGGAGGAAGCGGGAAGTTGTGATCAACATGCAAAAGGAATGAAACAGACTTAACACTCTTATCGTAGTTTTTAGACAACCATTCCTGAATGGCTGGCAACTCTTCTTTACGATAATACACTGTTACAGAAACAGCATTGTCAGCCCACTCAGTCTGCATCTTCTTTACCCACTCAAGCTGATCTATTGCAGTCATGTTTGCGGCTAACACAGCCCCCTGTGGTGATTTGCATGGGAACTCAACAACATAGCGAGTATGATCTTCACGACCATCTAGCCCAATATCCCAAACAACCTTGTACCCACGCTTACGACAGGCATCCACTAGAGGATCAACAGAGCTAAAACGAACTCTTCTTGTATAGAAGTTAGCAAATGCTGGGTGAATACCTGGTGTCACACCTGGCAAGAGCGAAAGGGTTCCAGATGGCTGGACAGTGGTAAGTCTAACCGAAGGATTCCAACCGTGATCTTCACTGTAAGCTTTGTCAAAGCTCTTGAGGTATACATAAGTCTCATCAAGCCATGCAACTTGCTTTTCTGTTGCCTGAAGAATACCAGTCACAGATTGACCAAGGCGACCATTCTTATGAACAATTGTATTTGTCTTCTCGTATGGATATGAAAGTCTTGTAATTTGTTTCTGAACCATATACAGAAGTCTTGAAATCTCAAGCATTTGAGCCAACGACTCAATATTTGGCAAAAAGATTGTAGAGAGGTTACAAGATTCACCATCTGATAGCGCAATTTCTGCGCATGGGTTAAACCCTTCAACTGTTGGATCTGGTGACTTCTCACCCAATCTTCCGTATGTTCTTGCCATCTTTCTATTTAGCAAGCCGTATGGCTCACCAGTCCCGTCATAACCCTTCCAGAATTCTGGAACAATTTCATCATAGGAGTCTGCGTAAATACTATTATTGCTATTTGATCTCCAAGCTGGGACATTACCGCTTCCCCAGTTTTTTGCACGAAGGAATAACATATCATCAGGATCGCCAATAGCAATCTGTGCTGAACGGCGTGAGGAGCCAGAAATTACGATACGACCAATGATATTGCAAATATCCAACACATCAATTGAACGAAGTTTCTTCCCAACACGATTATCAAGAACTTTGCCAATATCAACAAGACCTTCTACGAGAGCTCCTGGACCAGAGGCAATACCACCAAATGTCTTTAGCGGCGCTCCATACTCACGAATAAGAATCGTTGAGTATGTAAAGGATTTTCCAGTAATAAAATAAGATTCAAGAACTTTGTGGAGAAGTTCTCTCCACCCCTGTCTTGAGTCTGGAACAATAAAATCAGCATCTGCTGTTCTTTCTGCTGTAATGTAATTGACTTTTTTAATCTTTGGCAGATCATGAATCTTTGAGCGCTCAACAGAAAAGCCAACACCGCCACCAAGCATCAAGTAATCAAACAAGAGTTCAAAGTCTTCAATCTTTTCAATGTTTGTATAAAAACAATTGTTAAGTGAAGTTCCAGAAAACTTACTTACAAGAGGTGTACCGAGCTGCCAGAGGGCTCTGCCAGAGACTGAGCACCTAAGATTAAACATGTGATCAAATAATTTCTCTGCCTCTTCCTGAGAAAAGGGAACTCCGATTTCAATAGCGCCATCAATAATTCTTTTTATAGTTTGAACCCAAGACTCTGTTGAGTCAGTTCCTTCAATCTTGCGACTGTATGTCCTAAGGAACACAACTTCTCCAAGTCCACCAAAACCCCAAGGCGGGGTCTTTGAACCATAACTAGCAATAAAATCATTTGACAACAGTGACATCTACATACCTCCAAAAGTAAGAACAACTAGTTTAGACGCTGAGCATAGCAGAGTCAAAGATTAGTACTTAGGACTACGACAAAGATTTTTGATAAAAATCAAGACGGTTTAAAATTTTATCTGCGACAGATGACCAAGACCACTCGGAGTGAATAATCCTTGCTGATTTAAACGCATACTTTTTAAAATCATCATACTCATTTACAACATTTTCCATTAAGTCAAGGAGTTGTTGAAAATTTGGACTTGCCCAATCCCCAGTATCACAATCGTAGAGATGATCTTGCCAATCAGCTTTTACAAAACTAGCTTCAAGAGGAATGCCATATTTTGCAAAATCAGCACAACCAGTTAAGTTTGTGACAATTGTTGGTAGACCAGTTGCAATTGCCTCAAAAGGAATCATTCCAAAACCTTCACCCATTGTTGGATAAACCATACAATGACATTTGTGATACAAAGATACTAAATCTTCTGTGCTAAAGTTATCTGGAATCCCAAGAATCTGAGGGTGATTATGAGCTGGCACAAGTTGATCATTAACATAACACTCTGCATAGCAGAACTTGTTATACTTTAAAACTAGTTGAAAATCTTCATTGCCATCGTATAACTCAAGAAAAGCGTCAACAACCATTTGTGCATTTTTTCTTTTTGAATCTCCACCGACATGTAAGAAATTAAACTTCCCAGTTAGTTCTCTTTCAAGTATAGAAAATTCTGGAGAGATACCGTGAGGGATGGTAAATACATTTGCATTCACATTGTGTTTAATATAAATATCTCTGATGAAATCAGATGTAGCCCAAACCTCATCACACTTACGCATGTTATCAATCCAGTGTGGAGGGATCTTGGTTGACTCCCAAGGAGTATAACCAATATTGTATTTTGACTTTAGCTGATAGTAAGTTGGGGGGCAGAAGTTGATGTGATACGGAATGTCTTCTCGTGTATAAAACACCGCACACTCTTTTTCCTGCAAGGCTCTGATTGTAGACAGGGCAGCATTATAGTAACCCTGGCTATACCAAGTGTCACCAGATGCATCTACATGATTTAGACTAAACCAGCTAATTTTTTTCATTAAAGGTGTTACTCTTTTTCATTCTCCAGAACGATTTTGTCTGACGACATAGACAAACATTTTACACCTTTTTGCATCAGCTCGTTGGCTGTTTCTTCAGATATTTCTACGCTGATTGGCATGTTGGTAAAAACACACCTTGTAGCCGCAAGATAAAAATCATCAAATTTGACAACACTGATTTGTTCGGGGTCAACAATTGCAGCAGGACCATAATCATCTGATTCTACAACAGCAATAATCTGCATGCTTCTACCTTACCATCTTTTCCGTTCGGAACATAGTGTTGGTATACTTAGTATACTAAGTATATAAGTATATATAGTTTATAAGTATGCTAGGTTTTCCCGCATGCCCGCATGCGAAGCATACCATGAAATCTGAAAAAATTCCTGAGTAAATGATTTTTTTTTAATTTTTCTGATATCCTGTCTACATGTCAAATTTTTTCTTTTGGATAGTCTGGTTTACTGTATCTGCTTTTGGTCTGAAGTACTCTACAAATCAATTACTGGATAAGGATCTTAGCATACAGGCAAGCTTTGTTATTATGTTTATTTATCAATGGATTAGATTTGTTAAACCAACAGATAAAGTTAATACTAATACAAATAAAACTTTACCTCCACCAAATACTAATACTAAAAATAAGCGTAAATATGAGAATAACTAGTTTTAACTCTGATATTAATCTAGAGGATATTGAGTCTCTCCAGATTATAATTAAGGCTGTGCCTTTTGAGGATAGTTATGTTCCAGCTTTTATTATTATGTCTCCAGAAGATAAGTATGAAATGACAATTGACGAACTTA